ACCATTTGTTAATGTTGTAGCTGGCTCACCCGCTGTTTCTCCACCCCAAGATCCAAGAGACCAACCAAAACCTTTTGCTTGCACAGCTGGTCCAACAGGATAGTAATGTTGCACTCTAATACCACCTGATGTTGTTGCACCAGATCCAGATTCATTTAATGGCATTGTAATAGTGATGGTTGTGCTTGATGGCACACTAGTTACCATAAATTTTTTATCATTAAAATCTGCTGCTGCAAAATCAGAATTAGTTATAGATGAAAAATTATCTAATAATATTATATCGTTTTCATTAATACTATGAGAGCCACTAAAAGTTATTGTAACAACTGCTGATCCGTTAGTCGTGGTAAATGCATTTGTAAGCGTGTTTGTAGATTTAATTGGGTGTATGTCATAGAATACACCACCTGAGTATGCGTATAAAATTCTGTTTGTTCCAATAATTGCATACTTTCTAGCTTTGCTATTTACGAAATGATGAAGACCTCTACCTGCACCAGTTAGTTTATCGTCGCCAAGTTGTTTCCAACCACCTATTTTTTCTGGTGTGCCATATCTAAACCTAACATTATCACAGTCTATCCACTGTTGTTCTGCTCCAGTGGCTGTGATTTGTTTGTTAATTCCAGGCTGAAAACCTATTTTTTGTAGCATATGACTCCATTATAATACTATTTTACAAATGAAGGTAGACCTAGCATTGGTCTTCCATCAAACTTGTTTTTTTCAGCAAATGGGCCATTTACATGATTATAATGCAGAAATACTTGGCCGCAAATGTTTCCGTCAAAAGGCTCTCGCCAATGTTCGAGTTCACAACCACTATATACTAGCATATCTCCTACTTCAAGCAAGACTTTAGTTCCTTTGGGTGCATCAGGCTTATGTATGTTTTTATACTCATCTATGACGCTGTCAGCCCCCGTACCATCGATAAATATAGGCCAGGGATCTCCACCAAGATTTAATGTAGTAGATATCTCACATGAAGGCCTATCTTTGTGTCTTTTTAGTTCATCGCCTTTTTTATATATTCTAGAGTATGAATATGTAGGAATTAATTGTAGTCCTGTTTCTTTGGCCATAATAGGTAGCATTTTAACTAATAGTGTTTCCATAACAGGATCTGCATAATGTGAATAAGTATTAGGTATTTGTGTGTCTCCCCACGTTCCAAACATACCTGAGTCAGCTATAATATTATTATCATACATAAATTTAACTGCATCACGTTTAAGTAAAAAATAATTAAATACAAAGTTTGCTAACTCGTATGATACTGCACCTTTAATTACTTGATATTTATTGAAAGCCATGTTGTATAAAATTAAAACTTACTGATATTCTTATATCATTTGATTGATTAGGTTCAACACCATGCCAAAGATAGAATGGAAAAATAACTATCCTACCTTCAACAGGTTCTAAATGACACTCTCTCCATAATTCTTTTGGTGGTTGACCTTTTTTTCTTACGGGCATATTTAATTGAACTCCTGGTCTTGGGTCATTACAAGCTAATTTACCAGAGTTTTTAGGTGCCTTTATATAATAGACACCACTAAATAAACTATTAGGATGTATGTGAGGTTGATTGTATCCTCCAGGTGGGTTTATATTAGCCCACATATTTCCTAACAGAGGTTCTCTGTCTAACCACTCCTCTTTCCATATATCATTCATCATTATAAATAACTCTTTTACTAAAGGTTGAAATACAGGCATCTTGTGCATTTCAGTTGTAGAGTGCCAACCATTACGATTTGTTTTTTTAACACCAGGATCTTTTTTAGACCACTCAATTATTTCTTTTTCAAATAATCTATTATCTAACTTTATATCTTTACCGTATATTGTTGTTGGAAAAAATTGTTCTTTAATCATCTAAATGGTTTGCCTCCAAACCAAACAACTAAAGATTGTCTAAGGCCACGTTTAACTGGTTGAACTCTATGGTTTATAAAAGATGCAAAACAAATTGCATGACCTTGTTTAAGTTCTCCAAATTTACCTGGCCCACCTAATTCTAAGTGACCACCTTCAAACTCTGAAGGATCATTTAATAATAATGTCATAGATATTTTTCTAACAGGTGGTTCATGAGCCATATTTGTATCACAGTCCATATGCCAATCATAAAAACCTCCCTCTGGATATTCTGTAAACTGTGCGTTTTCTGTAATTCTAATATCTCCAAAACCAAAATGGTTTTCATTTGCTTTTTGTATAAATTTATAAAGATCTTCATACATGTGTTGCATTTCTTTAAATGGTATCCAAGATATAGTTGTAACTCTTTTACTTGTGTCTGTGCCACCACCAGGTTTACCCATACCAACTTGTGCTTTTTGTGGTGGTTGACGTCTACCACATTCTATAATTTGTCTACATTGATCTGGTGTAAATAATGGACTTGTTGTTTGTATTATCCAACTTTTCCATTTAGGTTCTGTTATAATTTTATTTTCGTACATTAATTAACTCCTCTATTTTTAATTGGGTCATACAAAACATCCATGTTTGCTGCAAGTGTTCTTCTCCAACCAGGACCATTAAATGGATATACACAGTGTCTCATGTCATAAGGAAAAATAAAAAAATCTCTTTCTTCAATTATTGGTTGATAATCTACATTCGCAAATTGACCAGAAGCTGCACCTAACATTTGTAGTCTACCGTTTTGTGGTATTTCTGATGCAGAATACTCTACACCAAAACTTTTTGGTAGTTTTAAAATCATAACACTAGACAATCCTGTATATGCCGATCCTTGGTGAACGTGCACAGGGTTGTATTCATGTTCAAACATTTGATTAACCCATACAGAATTAAAATGCATATCATAACCTTTTACTTTATTCCATTCTAAATAATGTTTAAATTTTTCAACAAACCATACTAATATATTTTTAGGTAAGTAGTTATGTTTAGTCATTTTATTACTATCTTCACCATCATAAAATAAACTATGTTCTTTTTCTATTTTACCAACAAGTTGTTTATTTGCAGGTTTTAATTCAGAATATTTATTTTCATATATTCCATTAATTACATTAAATATTTCTAAAGGCACTTGGTACCTTAAAACAGATTGACCTAAAAAAACAAATTTAAAATTTGATGTGTTCATATTTATTTCTAATCCTTTCTGGTATTTTATTTATATAAGGATTGTACTCCTTTTTTATTTCTGTTCTAATAGTATGCATATTCTTTCCTACAATGGTATCATCGTAACCCATACCATTTATATTTATTTGTTTCAAGTCTTTGAATGTATGATTGAAATAAGGCGTATTTATGAATTCGTATACTCTACGTATTTCTTTTTCTGGTTGTGCAACTAAATCATCATATTTTATATAAAGACACATTCCAGGATAATTATAAGAATTTTTTATAGCTTGCAAATCTTTAGCAACAGCACCATCTTTATTCATAATCATGCTTAATTTTTCATCATCATTTTTACAATTATATTTATTAGGAAAAGCGTCTGGGTTTTTTGTGTACCATTTCATGTAACTAGCTAAAACATCCATAAGATCTCTTAACAATACAATGCATTTAAAAGGTCTTTTAAAATGTTTTTTCATTAATGCAAAATTACCTGGTGTCGTTACAGGACCCCTGTCTATAATTATTCTTTGCGGCCAGTCTTTATAATAAGTATCATACACAACATCTAAAACATTATCTAAAGATCTATGATCTGGATAGTTTTTAAACACATCTGTTTCTTTTAATAAAAACAAATCTTTCATTATTTCTAATGTAATAGAATTAGCTGTGCATACTATTTTTGGATTTTGATTCATAATAGATGCAAACAAGGTATTTCCTGACCTTGGCATCGCTATTAAAAAAAATAATTTTTTATTTGTCTTTTGCTCCGAGGTCACTTGTTAATTTTTCTTTCTTGTTGTAAATCATTTCTCCTGATTTTTTAACTCTTTCTATGCTTTTTAATTGACCTAACACATTAAATACTTCAGGTTGACTAGACCCTGATGTTAATGTCTCTGCTTTGTTTTTCATTATTAAATGGTAAGAATCTAATTGGTGTCTATTAACATCTTGTGTATCAAATGTGCCATCATCAAATTCTTTCTTTAATGTAGACCATAATTTAATTTCTCTCATTCTATCTTTAGCAACTAATTGCATATTAGCTAAACCGTATCGTTCTTCATCTAAATCTATTTGATACTTTGTTAGTTTATAGTCGTCTTGTTCTGTCTCTAGTTTTTTTTCCAACCATTTAATTTTTGCCTCTTTACGTCTACAATCAAATGATAAACTCATTAAGTTTTCTAAGAATACGTTTTGTTCTCTAACACACTGCCAATACTTTGCAGCTTTTGTTGGATACTTCATGTCTTGTAAAACAGACATTCTCATTTCTGTTTCTGTTCTAAATACTTGTTTCTTGGTCCATGTGTCACGAAGCTCGGCTGTCATTTCTTTAAACGCCTTCACATCATTTGGGTCCAATAAATTATTTAAGCTAGGTGCTTCTTTTTCTATTAACGCATGTATATTTCTTTTTTCTGTCATAATAATCCTTTCATCCAGCAATATATATTATATTAACCAGTTGTCAATGTCTTAGTAGCTACAGCTGCAGCGTTAAATTCTTCTGTAGCATTTGTATGATCAGGAGTTCCATCTGCTCCACCTGCAATATATGCTGCAGTAGCAGTCCCTGCTTCAGCCGCTTGTGATCGACCAGTTGAAAGACTTAATGGTGAATTACTCCAATTAGTTCCATCCCAAGTTTGAATAGTTGTTTTATAACTTGGACCTCCACCCATTAAAACACTACCAGATACTGTTCCACTATGCACCGCTGAGTTGAGAGGAGTTGCTAAATTATTTGTAGCAGTCCAAGTAGAACCATCCCACTCTATAGAATCTGTTCCTGGTCCTGCTGAAATACATGCTGTTTGAGTCCCTGCTGTAGCAAAGGTGTTTGTTTTAGGTGCTGATGGAAAAGTTTGTGGTATGTTTGTCCAACTAGATCCATCAAAATTTTGCATGGTTGAAGAATAATTACCTGGACTTATGAACCCTCCAATTGATAAACCAGCAGTTGATGTTCCTGCACCACCACCATAAACATCTCTATTAGCAAAAGTCATAGCTCCAGTTCCAGTCCAAGATGTTCCATTATATAAATATGAAGCTGAACTAGTAGGTGATCCTCCACCCCATAGTGCTGCTGTTTGAGTTCCGACTGAGACCATATCACTTTTTCCAGTTGGAGCGTCTCCACCATTACTCCATGACGTTCCATCGTATTCTTCTGTTTTTGTAGTGATGGATGGAACAGAAGGGGCCTCTCCTCCAAAAATTACTCCTGAATTTTGAGATGCTCCACATCCACCTAATTGTGCTCGTGCTAAGGTCATATTACCACCAGATGATACTGTTGCAGGTGATAACACATACCCTTTAAGCAATCCTAAAGTTGAATTATACCACACCTCTCCCTCTTTTGGATTAGAAGGGTTTGATGATACAACGTTGACTCTTCTGCCGTGTAAATTTTCGTACGTAGACATTTAAAATCCTTATGGAAGAGTTACGTCAGATGGTCTTTGTTTATTTGGGTCAGCTTTTTCTTCATCAGGCAATGCATCATATGCAGCTTGTGCTGCTTGTATTTCAGCATCAACTAAAGCTTGTGCTTCTGACTTAGTTTTAAAAACACCGTTCTTATCAGCTATCCATAAAGCGCCTTTTGG